GTGATCGTGCGCGGGTCATTGGTGAGAAGGCAATCGAAATCTTTACTGGCGACAGCGAGGAGTTCGGTGAATTACGCCGCCTGATCGAAACAGTAGAAGATGGTCGCATTAGTGACAAGACAACCTACACTAAGGTTGAAGATGACTTCGAGCAGTTGCTAGAGGATGAGGCTGGTGATCCAGACTTCCCTTTTATGTACGATCTGATCGGTGAGAATGTTAGCGGGTTAGATCGTGGTAACTTAGGCATCCTGTTTGCCAGACCAGAAGTAGGCAAGACAACCTTCTGTTGTTTCCTTGCAGCATCGTACGTCAAGCAGGGGTTCAAAGTAACTTACTGGGCTAACGAAGAGCCAGCCCCAAAGATTAAGCTGCGTATCATCCAGTCGTACTTTTCAATGACACGGCAGGGCATGGTCGATAACAAAACCGACTTGGGTAGACGCTACCAAGAAGAGATAGCCCCGCTGCTTACCATCATGGATTCTGTTGGCACATCAGTTGAAGAGATCGACGAGTACGCCAAGCTAAACAAACCTGACGTTATGTTCTGTGACCAGTTAGATAAGTTTCGTATCTCTGGTGAGTACAATCGTGGTGACGAACGCCTAAAGGAAACCTATGTGGTTGCGCGTGAGATAGCAAAACGAAACCGACTATTGATGTGGGCTGTCAGTCAGGCAAGCTATGAGGCACACGACAGGCAGTGGATTGACTATTCGATGCTTGACAATTCGCGGACAGGTAAAGCTGGTGAAGCTGACATTATCATTGGGATTGGCAAGACAGGCTCTAGCGAAGTAGAGAATACGGTTCGGCACATCTGCATATCTAAGAACAAGCTGAACGGCTGGCACGGTATGATTAACGGTCAAATTGATATTGAGAGGGGGATATACTATTGATACCTAAATTCGGAGAGCGTAGAACCGATGGTCGCAGGTACCTTCCAGACAAAGGCTGGGTAACGCATGAATATTTTGAAAAAAGTAGGAGACGCAGAAATGCTCGTAAAAGGTATATTTATAAGCGCAGACAATACTGGCTTAGAAAATACAAAGAAGCTAAAGGGTGTCAATATTGTGGCTACAATGAGAATGCAGTTGCATTACAGTTTGATCACAGGAACAGACGATCAAAATACAAAAATGTATCAGACTTGATTTGCCGCCGTCTTTCCGTATTGTTTGCTGAGATAAGAAAGTGTAGAATACTCTGTGCCAACTGCCATTTGATACGAACACATAAAAAGGTGAAAAGATGAACGTTCTGACATTCGACGTGGAAACAACCCACATCCACAAGGATAGCGGTGGCACGACTGCCCTGCCTTACTTTGGAAACCGACTCGTTTCTATCGGCTACAAGTGGCTGGGTAAGACCGTCCATTATCATTGCTATTCCCACGCTGACAAGCCAGCCTATGACTTTGCTGCCGAAACATTCCAGCGGGAACTTGACACGGCTGACGTTGTTGTGGGACAAAACATAAAGTTTGACCTGTCATGGATCAGAGAATGCGGATTTAAATACGAGGGGCACGTTTATGATACGATGGTTGCTGAGTATATTTTATCGAAATCGCAGCGTTGGCCTCTTGGACTTGCTGCTCTTGCAGAAAAGTATGACGTTACCAAAAAGGAGAAAGACCTTGTGGAGCCGTATCTCAAAAGCGGCAAGACGTTCTACGACATACCGTGGGAGATAGTAGAAGAGTACGGAAAAGCTGACGTACTTGCTACAGAAGAGATTGCACTTAAACAGCTTGAAGCCTTTGGCACTACCTTTGAGGAACTATTCAATGAACACCGGACTGATACCGACATTAAAGCTTTCGCTTGAAATGACTGACACCCTTGCTCGTATTGAACAGCAAGGCTTGAAGATCAACATCGAAACCCTAAACGAGATTGAAGTAGAATACCAACAGGAGATGGATGAACTAGAGGTTCGCTTGGATCGTTTAGCTAAAGAAGCTATGGGCGATACGCCAATCAATCTCTCCAGTCCTGATGACCGCAGCGTTTTGCTGTACTCGCGCAAGGTAAAAGACAAGCCATCTTGGTCACGCATATTTAACTTGGGTCACGAGATGCGTGGCTCGACTATGAAGCCAAAGCTTCGTACCCGCATGAAGCGCAGTGAGTTCAACTCAACTGTTCGCCGGATGACAGACGTAGTATATAAGACGCGGGGTAGCCAGTGTGGTAGCTGTCGCGGTGAAGGTCGTGTTAGCCCCTTAAAAAAAGACGGCACATTAGGAAAAGCAATCCGTATTTGCAAGCCGTGCAGCGGTACAGGAGTTATCTACGTTTCTACTGGCGAGGTTGCTGGCTTCAAGTTGGTTCCGCGTGACCCAATGGACACGGCATCTGCCGGATTCAAAACCGACAAGGTTACTTTAGAAAACCGACAAACCGACTTGTCTGGCGATGCCCACGAGTTTGTCGTGGCTTATGTGCGCTACAATGCGCTTCGTACTTACCTATCAACATTTGTAGAAGGGATGAAGAACAATGTTGACGAGAATGGTTTTATACACCCAGAGTTTATGCAGTGTGTTACGGCAACGGGTCGCCTTTCGAGCCGCAATCCTAACTTTCAGAATATGCCGCGTGGAAATACCTTCGCTATACGGAAGGTTGTCGAGAGCCGCTTCGAGGGCGGCAAGATACTTGAGGGAGATTACTCGCAGCTAGAATTTCGGGTAGCCGGTTTCTTAGCCAAAGATAGCCAAGCATATATTGACGTAGAAGAGGGCACAGATGTTCATAGCTATACTGCCAGTATTATCGGATGCAGCCGACAAGAAGCAAAGGCACATACCTTCAAACCTCTATACGGCGGTGTCACCGGAACCGACTCCCAACAACGCTACTACAGAGCCTTTAAGGAAAAGTATGAAGGTGTCACTGCTTGGCACGAGCAACTCCAGCGAGAGGCCGTTAATAAGCGATTAATCACCCTTCCAAGTGGCAGGGAATACGCTTTTCCTCACGCACGTTGGACTAAGTGGGGAACGGCAACAAATCGGACTGCAATTTGCAACTATCCAGTACAGGGATTTGCTACTGCTGACCTGCTACCGATTGCACTTGTAAGCTTGCAAAGATTGTTTGTTGACAGAAAACTTATTTCTGTGATATGCAATACTGTACACGATTCAATCGTAGTCGATGTGCACCCAAGTGAAAAAGATATTTGTATCAAGCTGATGACAGAAGCAATGATGTCATTGCCTGAAGAGACAATCAGAAGATATAATGTGGCCTATGATATGCCGGTAGGAATAGAATTAAAAATCGGTGATAATTGGCTTGACTTGACAGAAGTAGACCTGTAGTATCAGTCTACAACCCTAACAACAGGAGCATGAAAAATCATGGATACAGGGACAGACGTAACAGTAATGGAAGATATGGACGCAATTGTAGCGGCCTTCAATGCAGACGATAGTGCAGCGTTGATGGAAGCAAGTGGTCAGTCAGTTAAACAGACTGGTCAAAAAGGATTACCACGAATTAACATCAACTATGATGCAGAGACAGAAGACGGCAAGTCCTTGACTCGTGGCTCATGGAAGATGTATGTAGATGGTCGATTCATCTACGCCGAAGAAGTTGTTCTTCGCCCAATCCTTCGTACCTTCGAGTACAGCATGTGGGATCAGGAAAGCGGTACGTTTTCTTGCAAGTCGGTTCAGAAGACAACCTTGTCAGGGATGTTCCCCGACACAATCGGCACAAACAAGTGTGGTCGTTTAACTCGTGATGAGGAAAGCCGCCTAGCAAAAGATGACATTGCTTACCTCACATCTCGTGCGGTTAGCTGCAACCAGATTCTTTACTCTAAGATTTCCGGCACGTTCAAGGATGCTGACGGCAATGAGGTAGAGATCAAGGATGAGCCAGTAGTAGCTTACTTCAAGCGGTCTGGTTTCATCCCGATGAATGATTTCATCAACAACCTGACTAAGCAGAACAAGATCATGCAGAAGTGTGAAATTAATTTAGCCACAAACCGACACAAGAACGGTAGTGTGACTTACTGGACACCGATGCCAACCTTGAAGGGCGTAGTAGACAGCATCTCTGACGAAGATAAAGCGTTGATGTCTAAGTTTGTTGATACCGTAAAGGGACATAACGAGAATGTTATGAACCAGCATCGTGAGGCAGCAAAGCTTCTCGCTGACGATGACGACATCGATTTGGCAGCGGACTTTGATAATGCTAACGCTGCTTAAAATACAGGACTACATGTCTAAGGCTCTCAGGGGGGAAACAACTGTCTCCCCTGAGACTCTCGAAACATTTAAAAAGGATTGTCAGGAATCCATCGTAAAGCAGCTTACTTCTGATAGGGGTGAGTATCGTATTCGCATGTCTGGTTTGGGTCGCCCTCTTTGTCAACAGGTCTTAGATAAACACGGCATCAAAGAAGACATGTCCTATAACACATTGTTTAGATTCATGTTTGGCGACTTAACTGAATCTATCTTAATGGCAATTATGCAAGAAGCTGGTGTCGAGATTGTTGACTACCAGAAGCAAGTAGAACTAGAGATTGCCGGACAGAAGATAAAGGGAACCTTAGACGTAATCTTGCGTGACGAATTAGGTCAAGATAAAGTCTGGGATATCAAGTCTGCAAGTGACTGGGCATTTAATTACAAGTTTACTGGTCTGGGCGGCTACGACAAACTAAAGGAAGATGATCCGTTTGGCTACCTGATGCAAGGGTTCTTGTACAGTGAGGCAGTCGGTTTACCTTTTGGGGGATGGATAGTTGTTAATAAGTCTAGTGGTATGGTTGCTGTCGTTGAGGTGCCGGAATGGTCGCAAGAAGACAAAGAACATTACCTAAAGGACGCGGCAGAGCGTATCAAGTTCCTTAACAAAACCGACGTGAAGCCTTTCAAGCCCTACAAGCCGGTTGCCGAAACCTACAAGAACAAGGGTGAGGTAATATCTACAGGCAATAAGTTGCTGCCTCGTGAATGCAACCTGTGTGGCTATCGTCACCACTGTTGGCCTAACGCTATCTTGCACAATAGAGTAACGTCACGAGCAAAGTCACCACCACAAGTTTGGTACTCTACCTTGAAGAAGAAGGAACTTTAATGCCGTACTTGTTTGTTAAAAACTACGAAGTAGATTTGATGCACATGAACAAAAGTTTGTATCACATCTACATCGAATCTCAAAAGAAAGCTGGCGGGGAAAGGCGCATATGCCAGATGCGTATTCACGAGAATGGCTTGCCCCTGACCCTTGTCAACAACTATAGTAAGGAAGGATCATTACACGCTGATACTGAGGTGCGTGACATTAAGCTTGTAGAAGAAGAATTACAAAAGATAAGCAGAATCTCTTATGCGGGAGCGTATGTATGTGTGCCGATGCACCCTTTAACAACAGAACTTACAAACATAGAAAGACTATCCCCAAAACTGGCAGGGTATCTGATAAAAAGATTTCAATCGATTGGACTAGAATTTTGAAAAAAGCAGGATATAGGTCACAGTTTGAGTTGAACATTGCTCGAACCTTAACAGAAAACTCTGTACCGTTTAAGTACGAAGAAGAACGGTTCCAGTACATACCCGAACCTCGACACTATACCCCAGACTTCTACCTAGAAAAATCCAAGATATATGTAGAAGCAAAAGGGCACTTGACTAAAGACGACAGAGTTAAGATGCTATTAGTTAAAAAGCAACACCCTAAATTGGATATACGTTTTGTTTTCTTGAGAGCATCGAATAAGATTTACAAAGGCAGTAAAACAACGTACTCTTCTTGGTGTGAACGACATAAATTTATATGGGCAGAAGGCTCTATTCCTACAGATTGGTACAAGTAATGACTATTGATGATGAAGAACTACTACAGAAGAATGTAGAGATGATGTCGCTTTTGCCCGACCGTTACTACATCATCTTGCGTTCAACGGCTGAGAATGAATTTACCTTGTCCGCCTACGACACAACGGATAAGACTTACGAAAACGATGAGGACTTCGATTCGGCAATGGTCATACAAGAAGGTGTCCTTGACATGGTTCGTATGCACACAGAAGAGTTGTTCGACAGAGGCGTGGCTTCTATTGAGTTTCGCTTGGCTGCAGAAGAGATGATCGAAGAGGCCGAAGTAGAAGACCCTCGCATCACGAAGACTATAGAAGGCAACGTAGTCAGAGTAAACTTTGGGACAGAACAATGAAGCTAGATGAATTTCAAATGAGAGCAGAGGATACTGCTATATACCCAAACGAGTATTCTGTTGTTTACCCTGCATTGGGTTTGGCAGGAGAAGCTGGCGAGGTTGCAGATAAGGTAAAGAAGATTCTTCGTGACGGCGAACCTCATCTTTTCTACAAGGATGATATTGCAAAAGAACTAGGTGACGTGCTATGGTACGTTGCAATCTTGGCACGAGACTTGGGCTACAGCCTAGAAGAAGTGGCACAGATGAACCTAGACAAGTTGTATAACCGTAAAATTCGTGACGCTTTGCATGGTAGCGGAGACAACCGGTGAGACACG